TAACGCTGCTGCTACAGGTGACTGGAGACAAGCAGGATATGAAAGAGAACTTTCCGATGAAATCGCTAAGAGAAGTGGAAAAGAAGCTAGAGGTTTCTATGTTCCTACAGATCTTAAGTGGGCACAAAGGGATCAAACAGTTGGTACTGATTCACAAGGTGGATACCTTGTTGGTACAGACCACCTAGCAGATCAGTTCATTGAAGCACTATATGCAAGATTAACACTTGCAAATCTTGGTGGTCAGATTATGACGGGGTTGCGTGGGGATATCTCGATTCCGAAACTTACAACTTCTACATCTAATGCAGGATTTGTAGCTGAGGGATCTGCTCCAACTGAAGGTGCTGCTGTATTTGGGCAAGTCCAAATGTCTCCAAAGACACTTGCGTGCTATGTGGATATTTCTAGAAAGCTAATGATGCAATCAGATCCTTCTGTTGAGCAAGTTCTAAGAAATGACATCGTTAATACTTTCGCAAGAAAAATTGACGAAGTTGGTATCGAGGGCGGTGGTTCAAATGAGCCAAGTGGTATTCTTTCTAATACTGATGCTGCTACAGTTGCTATTGGTACTAATGGTGGTGCAGTAACTTATTCTAAGATCGTAGATCTTATTAAGGAAGTTGAAATTGATAACGCTATTATTGGCGATAGACCTGCTTTCTTAACTAACCCAAAAGTTATTGCTGCTTTAAGAACTGTTGCTAAACAGGCTTCAGGCGTTGAAGGTAACTTCATCCTTGATCCTAATAACACTATGCTTGGTTATGGTGTTAATTCAACAACTTTAGTTCCATCAGATCTAACAAAAGGTACTGGTACAGCACTTTCTGCGTTGATCTTTGGTGACTTCTCACAATTAATGATGGGCTTTTGGTCAGGAGTTGATGTGGTTGTTGACACAGCTTCACTTTCAACTAGCGGTGGTACTAGATTGGCATTCTTCCAGGATATGGATATTGCTATTAGACATGGCGAAGGATTCAGCTATATCAAAGATATCGTTGCTTCTTAATGTTGTAACTAGGGTGGGAGAAATCCCACCCACTTTTATAGGTAAGAATTATGGATATTAGAATTATTAAAACAGTCCACATAAGAGGTGTGCCTAGACATGAAGGCGATGTGGTCGATGTAACTTCTGCTGAAGCTAGACAATATATTTCTAGCGGACATGCTGAAGAATTAAATTACGAAAAAAAAGAAATTAAAAACAAAGCTGTTAAGAAAACAAAAAATAAAAGTAAATAATGGCTTTAGAGTTCCAGGCAGATTTTGATGGCTATTTAGATTCTTCTTATGGTCATGGCGTTACTGGAACTATTTTTGAGGTACAACAATCATTATGGGATCAGCGTAATGGATTGATTGATACTTGGTATGACATTGATTCAGGTAATACAACAAATATTAATTTTATATTTGATGCCGATTATTTTGCGATACCAGGCGAATCAGTTGATTTTGAAGGATATCAACCCACAGCATTTATAAAACAAAAAGATGCACCATATGTATCGCATGATGATCGTTTAATTGTAAACGCTATAACAACAAGATCAGGAACACAAATATTTCCTGAAACTATTTATACAATAAAAGGCGTTGAAAATGCTAATAATGGGCTTGTTAAAGTTTTATTGATGGAAGAATGAGTATATTTACTTTTGAAGACGATGCGGATTTTGCTTCATATTTTGTTGCTGATTATGGTGGTCATGGTATCTCCGCTTTATACACTCCTTATCAGTCTGAAAGCAGTACAACTATTAACATTATTTTAGATGAAGAGTTTTTAGAAGCTGATGGTGAATCAGTTAATGTTGAAACAACTATTCCCATTGCATATTGCAGAACAATAGATGTATCAAGTGCTAGGCATGGAGATACATTAGTAGTAGATGCAACCCAGGATTTAGATGGTAATACCATTAAAGCAGCTACTACATATAAAGTAATAGAAACTATGCCTGATAAAACAGGTATAACAATGTTGAGATTAGAAGAACAATGAGTCATGTAAGACAACAGATAAGAGAACAATTTGCTACAACTGTAACAGGTCTTAGCACTACTGGTTCTAATGTTTTTCAATCCAGGGTTTACAACCTGGAATCTGTAAATCTTCCAGGCTTAATTGTTTATACAAAAGAAGAAGCATCACAACCAATAGTGATAGGTTCTTCCAGGACATTAGAAAGAATATTATCTCTAAATGTTGAAGCCTATGTAAAAGGCATAAGTGATAGTGATGACACAATAGATACTATTGCTAAAGAAATTGAAACCGCTATAGCTGCTGATACTACTCTTAGTAGTTTAGCCAAAGATTGTTTCCTGGAATCAACAGAAATAAATTACAATGGTGAAGGTGAACAGCCTATTGCAGTTATGACGATGACTTATCAGATTATGTATGTAACAGCAGAGGATTCACCAGGAACAGCTTTATAGGAGTAAACTATGAAATTAATTAGTCCAAATGGTAAAGTTTCTATAGATGCTCACCCTGCAAAGGTTGAAAATCTATTGAAAAAGGGTTGGAAGGAAGAAGCAGCCCAGGAAATTAAATCTTCTTCCAAAAAATCTAAGAAATTAGAGGAGTATAACGAAGATGGCAACTCATAAAGGAAGCGAAGGTGCTGTATATGTTGGTGCTAATGCTATTGCTGAAATTAGATCTTATTCTTTAGAGGAAACTGCTGATACTATTGAAGATACTTCAATGGGTGATTCTGCAAGAACCTACAAAGCATCTCTTACATCCTTTTCAGGATCAATAGATGTTTACTGGGATGAGACTGATACTAATGGGCAAGGTGCATTAGATGTTGGATCTGAAGTAACTTTGAACTTCTATCCTGAAGGTAATAGCTCAGGCGACACCTATTACACTGGTACTTGCATTGTTACAGGCGTTTCAAGATCAGCATCATTTGATGGTATGGTCGAGGCAAGCGTTTCAGTCCAGGGTACAGGTTCATTATCTGAGACAACTGTATAACATGAAGGCGATAGAACGAGCAAGATCGCATTTTGAAGCGAGAGAGATAAAGCAAATCGAAGTCCCTGAATGGGGTGACGAGAATGGAGAGCCTTTAAAGATTTTTGCAAAGCCACTTACATTAGCTGAAACTTCTAAACTCTATAGAATGAGTAAAGAAGATGATCTAACCATGATGGCTTATGTTCTAATTTATAAGGCACTAGATGAGAATGGCGATAAGCTATTTGATGTTGGTGATAAACAGTTGTTACTGAATAATGTGGATAGGGAAGTCCTGGTCAGAGTAGCCCAGGAAATAATGGAAAGTCCAAATGTTGAGGAACAGAAAAAAAACTCCTAAAGGATAGTGATTTATTTGCACAATATGCATTAGCAGATAGATTAGGTAAAACCCTTGCCGAACTGCAAGAAATCACTATCCAAGAGTTCATAGGATGGATGGCATATTTAGAAGTGTTGCAGGATAAAACAAAAGATGGCTAAAAAAGAAGTACCAATAAAATTTACTGCTATTGATAACACCAAAAAAGCATTTAATGCTGTATCAAAAGGAATTAAAGGTATTGGTGGTGCAGCAGCAGGAGCAGCAAAAGTTGTTGGCGGTATTGGCGTAGCTTTCGCAGGTGTAACCGCAGCAATAACTATAGCCACAAAAAAACAACTTGATTATATAGATGCCATAGGTAAAACAGCCAGGAGAACTGGTTTATCTACAGAACTATTACAAGCCTTTCAACAAGGGGCTATTGAAGCAGGATCTTCTATTGAATCTGCTCAAAAAGGTTTGGAAAAATTTGCAAGAAGTGTTGGCGATGCTTCCAGGGGTTTAAAAACACAATCAGATATTTTTAAAGACCTGGGGATTGAAATCTTTAATACTGATGGAAGTATTAGAGATCTGAATGACATATTGTTTGATACCGCAGATGGTCTAAACGCTTTAGGATCTGAAGCAGAAAGAGCTACAGTGCTTGCTAATTTATTTGGCAGATCAGGCACACAATTTCAAGAAATATTTATGGGCGGTGCGGATGGACTGCGTGAATTTATTAAACAAGGAAAAGAATTAGGATTCATTTTAGATGCTTCAGGCATAAAAACTGTAGAAAAATTTAACGATAGAGTTTCACAAATAAGAGCAAGTATGAGGGGGCTAGCAACCCAAATAGTTGTAGCTTTATCACCTGCATTATTATCTATTGCCGATGGAGTTAGAAAATTTGTCATAGAACAAGCAGCATTAGCAGGTGGATTTGATCAACTTGGCAAATCTATTGCTCTTTCAATAATTGAAGGAATGCGAGTTAGCGTTGCTGCTGTTGGTGAATTAATAAATGCATTAAACAATTTAACGCAAATAGATAAATTTTTTCAAAATCTTTTTATCATGCTTGCAAAGATTAGGGGCTTCCAGGTTGAATATGTTCCTTTTGAAGAATTAATTAAAGTAGAAAAATTAGATTCTTTCTTTGATGGATTAGCAGGAAAAATACAAAATAGTGAATTTGCAAGCGAAAGTTTTTTTAATGGTATGGGTGCAAGTCTAACAAATTTACAAAGCCCATTAGATGCTTTTGTAACACAAATAGAAAATGTTAGACAAAATTTAGAAACTGCTACTGTAGCAACAATGAAGAAATTTGAAGACACTCTTATTGATGGAATAAAAAATGGGAAATTAGCATTTAAAGATTTTGCTAATTTTGTAGTTGAACAATTATTAAGAATAGCAATACAGAAAGCCATCATTGCACCTATCACTGGTGGATTTGAAGATTTTTTAGGCAATGTATTTGGTGGAAAAGCATTAGGTGGATCTGTTCAGCCAGGAACACCTTACCTGGTTGGTGAGTCAGGTAGAGAGCTATTTGTTCCAGGAGAAAAAGGACAAATAGTAAGCAATAATGATTTAAACAAAATGGGGCAAGCAGGATCAGCACCGACAGTTAACTTTAATATCTCAACAGTAGATGCAGCAGGATTTGATGAATTATTGGCAAGCAGAAAGAATTTAATTACTGCTATTATTAACAACGCAATGAATACAAAAGGTAAATTAGGAGTCGTTTAATGAGTGGTGCATTTCCGACAAGTCCAGGATTCCAAGCATTACAATTTAGCTCAAACAATCCTTCTTTAATAAATCAAAGCATATCAGGTAGAAGGCAGGTCAGACAAATTGGATCGCAATACTTCAGCTTTACAGTTGTGATGCCACCCATGCAATATGACAACGCTATGGATGTATTTGCATTCTTAACAAAACAAAAAGGTAGCTACGAAACTTTTACAATTCAATATCCAACAGACAATAGGGGTGCAGGAAAATCAGAAACAGATATCCTGGTCAATGGTGCACATTCTGCTTCCGATGGAACTATAGACCTGGATGGTTTTGCAGTATCAACAAGCGGAGTTTTAAAAGCAGGTGATTTTATTAAGTTTGCTAACCATTCCAAAGTTTATATGGTGCAAGCTGATTGCGATTCTGATGTTACAGGTGCAACTACTGTTTTATTAGAACCAAATCTTGTTACTACTCTTGCAGACAATGAAGCAGTTACAGTCAACAAACCATCTTTTACAGTTTATCTACAAACACCTGATATTTTATTTAACACCGATGCCCAGGGCTTTTATACAATTCAATTTGATGTCCGAGAGGTCATCACATAATGGCAAGAAGTCTTAGCTCTGCACTACAAACTCAAGTAAGTGCGGAGAATACTAAAATTGCATTCCTGGTAGAGCTTAATTTATCAACAACTATCAGAGTAACTGATTGGTTTACAAGCGTTACTTATAATTCTAATTCTTATCAACCAGGCGGAAGTTTTGTTTCTGTTGACTCAATAACTGAAACTGGAGAACTCCAGGTAGACGAACTGCAATTAACTTTTTCTAATGTTACTAGTGATGCCAGGAATTTAATTATTACAGGCAACTATATAGATAAGACTGTAAATATTTACCTGGGTTTTTTTGATGCTAATGATGCTTTTGTAGATGCAATTAATTATTTTAGTGGTTATGTCAAATCAGCATCTATAGAAGAAAATATAAAAGCATCCAATATAAAAATGGTAGTAGCTAACCATTGGTCTAACTGGAACTTAATCAAAGGCAGACACTTTACCGATGAATCACAGCAAAAAATTCATGCAGGTGATAAAGGCTTGGAATATTCTAACCAGGCTAAAAAAGATGTTCGATGGGGGAGTGATTAATGGTAGGTGGTGGTGGTGGAGCACCCCCAACTGGTAATCCAGTTGTAGATTTTTTTGTAACTGTTGGAAAATTTATCAAAGGAATCCTTGGAACTAAGGTTGCAGGATTTACAGTTCAATCTATTCTTACCGCAGCAACTATTGTTATGGGAGTTCGCAACTTCCAACAAATGCAAGAAATGTTGTCAAAAGGACAATCTATTCTTGCGACTAAAGTTGCCCAGGGTGGAAAAATACCAGTTATCTATGGATCACGAAGAGTTGGCTCAACTGTAGTCTACCTAGATACAGCAGATAATAGATCAAAGAGCTTGTTTGTAGTTTATGCACTTTCTATTGGTGAGGTTGATGAAATTGAAGGTTTTAGCATTGAGCTAGATGGCAATCCAATAACTGATACCAAAAGATTTAGGCAGGGCTTCTATATTGGCTCAGATAAAATCTCTTCAGGTGCAGGAAGTTTAAATACAGCAGACCAAAGGGGTACAGTTCAAAATTCAAATCCAGGAACAACAGGCACAGATCCTACTAAGCGTTATCGCATGGTGTTCAATTTACATCATGGAGCAGCATCGCAAACAGCAGATCCAATGTTTATTGCTTCTGTTGGTGCTAAGTGGACTTCAGCACATAAATTAAATGGAATAGCTTATATCGCAGCTAATTTTGAATTTGATACCCAGGCTATGTTCAAGGGCATACCACAATTAACTGTAGTAGTTAAAGGTAGAAAAGTTTACGATCCAAGAAAAGATGGATCTATAAGTGGCGGAACTGGATCGCATAGATTAGGAACTCCTAGCACTTATGAGTGGTCAGATAATCCTTCATTATGTTTATTGGATTACATGACAAATGATGAATATGGAAAGGGGTTAGGATCTTCAGTTATTGATTTGCAATCTTTCCAAACTTCAGCAAACACTGCTGATACTTTAATAGACACTCCTGATTATACAGGCAGTTATCAGGGTGCTACCTGGTCATCAACTTCAGGATCAAGAAGGGTTGTTGTTGATGAAGATACCTGGAATCAAACTAAGTTAGGCGGAACATTAACTATTAGAGATGGTGATGCAGATATTTATTTTGATGGTTGCAGTGTCATAGGCAAACAAAGATACCAGGAATATGATGAAACTCCTGAATGGGTTGTTTATTTGGATTGTGCCGCAAGCTCAACTGAAACTAATGTCTCAGGAACTGCAATAAACAAAGTAAGAAGATTTACTTGTAATGGATTATTAGATCCAGGAGTAAGCGTTTTAGAAAATGCCAGGGAATTGCTTTCTAATATGAGAGGAATCCTAAATTACAACCAGGGCAAATATGAATTAAAAATAGAAGATACAGAAAGCTCAGTTTTTACTGTAACTTCAGAACATATAATTGATGAGCCTGGAATCCAGGTTAATTATGAATCAAAGGATAAGAAAGCAAATAAAGTTGTTGTTGAATATTTTAACGCAGGCAAAGGTTATGAATTAGATACTATTACTGTTTATCACGATCCAAATGATGATGGAACATTTACAGATTATAAAGACGATGATGGTGGCGAAGAATTAGAGCTTAAGGTTAACTTCCCATATATTGTTAATCCTTATGTTGCTTACAACATGGGCTTGGCTATTTTAAAAAGATCCAGGAATCAAAAAACTGTTTCATTTTTAGCAACTCCTGAGCTTTACAAGGTTAATGTTGGTGATGTCATTACTGTTGATTATTCTCCAGTAGGATCTCCTAGCGGACTATATAGAGTAGAAGCTATGGACTTATTGCCCAATGGATTAATCTCTGTTGTAGCTATTCAATACCTAGACATTTATACCTGGGAAGATCCTTCAGCAGAAAATGTAGAAGCCCTGGTCAACCTTCCACAAACGCATGCAGTCAAAGCTCCAACAGGTTTAACTTTTACAGATTCTAATAGCAGTTCAACAGGAAGACCTTTTTTATCCTGGAACGAGCCAACAGATTTTCCAAACTATGAGTATAGAGTTAATATCGTTGATAGCTCAGCAAATCAGCTTTTGAATAGAATCGTTGATGTTGAATTTGTTGATTGTAATTTCTTACCAGTAGGCTCTAACTATGTTGCTTCTGTTTCCTCTATAAACTCAGTAGGCTCAGAATCCGATGCTGCAACACTTACTTTTAGCGTTGGCACA